CAGAGAGCGTAATACATTGGATTCAATCTTAGAAAAATTTAACAAATAATATTAACTAACAAACATTTTTAAAAAATGGCAACTACAACATCAATTACTACAACTTACGCAGGTGAGTTCGCAGGTAAATACATCGCTGCTGCTTTGTTATCTGCACCAACATTGGACAAAGGTGGAATCACTATCGTTCCCAATGTGAAATACAAACAAGTTATCAAACGTGTAGCTACAGACGGAATCGTTAAAGACGCTACTTGTGACTTCGATGCTACATCAACAATCACATTAACTGAGAAAATCCTTCAACCTGAGGAGTTCCAAGTTAACTTACAATTGTGTAAAAAAGATTTCGTTTCTGATTGGGAAGCAATTTCTATGGGTTATTCTGCATTCGAAGTGATGCCGAAAAACTTCACAGACTTTTTATTGGCACACGCTGCTGAGAAAGTTGCTGCTGCAATGGAAACATCTATCTGGACAGGAGTTAACGCAACTGCAGGTCAGTTCGCAGGTTTAATGACACAATTGACTACAGACGCTACTTTACCATCTGCTCAAGAAGTTGCAGGTACTACAGTTACTGCGGCTAACGTTATTACTGAATTAGGTAAAATCGTTGATGCTTGTCCTGCTGCAGTATACGGGAAAGAAGATTTAAGTATCTACGTTTCTAACAATATCTACCGTGCTTATGTACGTGCTTTGGGTGGATTCGGTGCTTCAGGTTTAGGTGCTAATGGTTACGACAATAAAGGAACAAACCAAACTTTGGGTGATGTTTACTTTGATGGTGTTCGTGTATTCATGGCAAACGGATTAGCTGCTAACACTGCGTTACTTGCTCAAAAATCTAACTTGTACTTCGCTACAGGATTGTTGAATGATATGAACGAAGTTCGTGTTATCGACATGGGAGAAAATGACGGATCACAAAACGTTCGTGTAGTTATGCGATTTACTGCAGACGCTAAATACGGTTTTGCATCAGACGTAGTTACTTACGGAATCACAAACTCTGCTAACTAATCTTAACAGACACTAATAGAAAGGGGAGGTCAAATGCCTTCCCTTTTTTGTTTAACTTAAAAAATATATAAAAATGGCTTGTGATATCGCAAACGGAAGATTAGAAGTATGTAAAGACGCAGTAGGTGGAATTGACGCTATCTACTTTATCAACTACGGAGACTATTCTTATCCAACAGACGTTACTTATGTAACAGGTACAGATACAATTGATTCAGTTGCTAACGTGACTTCATTGTATAAATACGAATTGAAAGGAACTAACTCATTTGATCAAGTAATTACTTCATCTCGTGAAAACGGAACTTCATTCGTAGAGCAAACGTTATCAGTTATCTTGAAAAAACAAGACGCTGCTACACACAAAAATGTTAAGTTACTTTCTTACGGACGTCCTAACATTGTAATTAAAAACAGAAACAATCAGTTTTTCCTTGCAGGTTTAGAGCATGGAATGGAATTAACTACTGCAAACGTAGCTAATGGTACTGCAATGGGTGACTTGAATGGTTACACGTTAACATTTGTAGGAACTGAGAAATTATTAGCAAACTTGTTAGACTGTTCAACTGAAGCAGACTTAGCAGGTGGTTCTGGTGACGTATTTGGAACTGCAACTATCGTTAACTCATAGTTCTTTTTTCATAGCATTTAGAAGGGGTGGCATTAGTCATCCCTTTTTTATTTAAAACAAATCGTAGTATCTTAAGTTTATAATGTATGATAGTATTAACACCTTCTACATCAGCTCAGACTTTTTCGTTTATTCCTCGCTTTGAGAATTACACGACGATGGCAATTACTGATGAACAAACAAATGTAACTACAACAGTTGCAATCACAAGTTCGACTCAAGGTGGCTATGTAAATACGATTACTGCAACATTTGCATTAAAAAATAATCATACATACACACTACTATTAAGTAACGGATCAACTATCTGTCATAAAGACAAGATTTTCTGTACTAATCAATCTATTTCGGATTTCTCCGTAAACAACGGACAATATACTTCTAATGCCACAACAAACACTTTCATAGTTTATGAGTGATAACGTACACATACTAAGCCTAAGTGCTTACACAACGCCTACAATTCAAGAATCTAAAAAAGATAATTGGGTTGAATTTGGCGAGGACAATAATTACTACTCGTTTTTAATTGACAGATACACGAATTCTACAACGAATAACGCTATTATAAACAATATTAGTCGCTTAGTATACGGAAAAGGATTAAGTGCGTTAGATGCGTCTAAAAAGCCTAATGAGTATGCTCAAATGATGGCTTTGTTTAACAAGGATTGCGTTCGTAAGATGGTTCTTGATAGAAAGATGCTAGGTCAATTTGCTATTCAGGTACACTACAACGACAGACACGACAAGATTCTCAAGGCTTATCATATGCCGATTAACTTATTACGTGCAGAGAAATGTAATAAAGACGGAGAAATAGAAGGTTATTACTATTCTGATGATTGGACAGACATTAAGAAGTTTGCTCCTGTACGTTATTCAGCTTTCGGAACATCTAAAGACAAGGTAGAAATTTTGTTTTCTAAGCCTTACGCAGTCGGAATGAAATACTATAGTTATCCTGACTATCAAGGTTCACTTCCATATGCATTATTAGAAGAAGAAATAGCAGATTATTTAATCAACGAAGTACAAAACGGATTCTCAGGAACTAAAGTAGTTAACTTTAACAACGGTGTACCTACTGAAGAACAGCAAAGCATGATCACTTCTAAGGTCATGAATAAGCTGACAGGTTCTAGAGGTCAAAAAGTAATCGTAGCATTTAACGACAATGCAGAATCAAAAACTACAGTTGAGGATATTCCTTTAAATGACGCTCCTGAGCATTACACGTACTTATCTGAAGAGTGTTTACGCAAGATCATGCTAGGTCACAACGTAACTTCTCCTTTGTTATTTGGAGTTGCTAGTTCAAATGGATTCTCAAGTAACGCAGACGAGCTTAAAAACTCTGCTATCTTGTTTGACAATATGGTTATTCGTCCAATGCAAGAAGAGTTATTAGACGCATTTGACACGATTCTAGCGTTTAACGGAATTGCTCTTAAACTATTCTTTAAAACATTACAACCTTTAGAGTTCACAGACCTCGAAAACACGCAAACTGAAGAACAAGTTGCAGAAGAAACAGGTACTGAACTATCAAAACAAGACGCATTAGACAATCAAATTGCTGATGCATTGATTGAATGTGGAGAAGTAGTTGATGAAAATTGGATTTTGATTGACGAATTTGAAGTTGATTATGACCAAGAAGATGCAATTGACTTAGAGATTGAAAACGCAAACAACAAAAAACAATCATTACTATCTAAAGTTTACAATTTTGTTTCTACAGGTACTGCTAATCCTAGAGCTAAATCAGAACAAGACGCAACAGTTGATGGATTTAAATTTATGACTCGTTACCGATACAACGGAGGAGTTAAAGAAAATTCACGTGAGTTCTGCAAAAAGATGGTTGCTGCTGATAAAGTATATCGCAAAGAAGACATCGTTAGAATGGGTTCTCAGGTAGTTAATGCAGGTTGGGGTGCTAGAGGTGCTGACACTTATGACATCTTCCTTTATAAAGGTGGAGGTTCATGTCATCATAAATGGATGCGTCAAACATTTGTAGCATTTGAACAAGGACGCGGAATAGACCCATTAAGTCCGAATGCAAAAACAATCAGTACAAACAAAGCAGAGAAAGCAGGTTACCGAGTTAGAAATCCACAACAAGTTGCTATGCGTCCTGTAGATATGCCGAATCAAGGCTTTTTACCAACTAACAAAAGATTCAACTAATGGCAGAGGCTTTATTCATAACACGAGATGACATCGTAAAATTCACTGCATTAAACGGAAACGTAGATACGGATAAGTTTATTCAGTTCGTTAAAATCGCACAGGATATTCACATTCAGAATTACTTAGGTACAAAGCTATTCCAAAAGCTACAAGCGGACATCATCGCAGGAACTCTTTCAGGTAACTATCAGACGTTGGTTGTAAATTTTGTGAAGCCAATGTTGATCCACTGGGGAATGGTGGAATATCTTCCTTTCGCAGCTTACACAATTGCAAACAAAGGAGTTTACAAACATTCATCTGAGAACTCTGAAAACGTAGATAAAAACGAAGTTGACTACTTGTTAGAAAAAGAACGTAACATTGCTCAGAACTACACGCAAAGATTCATTGACTATATGTCTTTTAATCAGCAGTTGTTCCCTGAGTATCGTTCAAATAAGAATAATGACATCTTCCCTGATTCAATGAATAATTACACAGGTTGGTATATATGAAAAAACGGATTAAACTTTACAAACCAAAAGAAACTAACGTAGAGAAACTTCGTGTTTTTTTGGCTAAACTAAACATTAAAGAACAAGTCAAATGAAGTCTAAATTATCAATTCTTGTTTTTTCGTTGTTTACAATCTTAACTCCTGTTAAACCACTTGTAATCATCGCAGTTCTAGCAATCATCCTAGATACGTGTTTTGGCATTTGGCGTTCAGTTAAAAAAGGAGGATGGAAGTCAATTCGTTCTCGTAGACTATCTCACACGATTTCTAAGACACTTTTGTACTCAGGAGCAATAGTATTTGTGTTCCTGTTAGAAAAATACGTTGTAGCTGATATTCTTGCACATTTCATCGCGATTGAATTACTGTTAACAAAAGCGTTTACTTTCTTCTGCGTTTACACGGAAATTAAAAGTATTAACGAAAGTTACTTTAGTGTTACAGGAATCAACGTATGGGACAAGTTCAAGTCATTTGCGAAAAGAAGTAAAGAAACCTTAGAAGATTTAAAGTAAATTGTTTTAAAACAGAACAATTAATTGTTTCAAAATCAAACACAATGACATTAATAGAAAAGTACGTTAAGTTTACTAAGAAATGGGAAGGCGGATTAAGTCGTGATAAAAACGATTCAGCATCTAGCTTTCCATGTCCAACTCCATACAAGGGAAAAACGGGATATCACACAAACGCAGGAATCACATACAAAGCATGGGTTTCGTTTTTTGGAACTGATAACGATGCAAGATTTTATTTAATGAATGCTGCTGACTGGTTTACGATATTTAAAAAAGGTTATTGGGATGGTGTTAGAGGTGATGCTTATAATTCACAAAACATTGCAATATTTGTTACAGGTATGGCGTGGGGAAGTGGTGCTAGACAAGCAGTAAAATCTCTGCAGGTATCAATTAATCATTGCGGACTTCAATGCGATGTGGACGGATTAATAGGGCCTAAAACAATACTACTGGCTAACTCAATTGAACCTAGAAAATTGTTTGACGCACTAACAAAAGAACGAGAAAGATTCTTTTATGCAATTGGAGTAGGTAAAAACGCTAAATTCTTGACAGGATGGTTAAACAGATTAAACGATTACCGATTTACATTTCGACCTTAATTTTATTAAGTTCGTGTTCTGCTCATTATCACATTGTAAAAGCCATGAAAAAAGGCTACAGATGTGACGAAACTAGCGACACAATACAAGTTTCGACAATAGATTCAATTCCGTACGTTTTAAGGGACTCAATTTATTGGGAGAAGGTAATCGTTCAGAAAGATACGATAGTGCGTTACAAGGCTTCTTTCGTGCCTAAAACACGATTCCTGACACGTATTGAATACAAGTACAAAACAAAATACATCAAAGCAGAAGCTCAGAAGGTAAAATACCAGAATAAATATATAACTAAGTACAAAACCAATTGGTTATTTGTAATTATTGCATTTATCGTAGGATTCCTAGTTAGGTTGTCCATAAGTGAAACCTTTAGAAGTAGGATAAAACTTCTCACTAAACTTTAAGAATGAGTAAACAAACACGTTACAGACTACAGGAAGACGAAATAGAGATTTTACACTCTTACAGAGCAATTAAAGAGGAGTCTAACGGACTAGGTTTAAATGACAAGGATGTAAAGCACGGATGGATTAAGAATAAACACGCATCATTGTTCTTCAAAAATCCTAACTTTAAAGAAGCTGAGGAGGTAAATTACAAGGAATTACAGGAATCTATATTACAAGACATTCGTGATTTCAAACCTGAGTACCCGACTATTTTTAGGAATCCATCAACAGACGGACACTTGTTAGTAGTAGACCCTGCAGATATCCACATCGGAAAGTTATGTGAAGCATTTGAAACAGGTGAGGACTACAACAATCAAATTGCAGTTAAACGTGTGAAAGAAGGAGTACAAGGAATCCTAGACAAGTCAACAGGGTTTAACATTGACAAGATTCTATTTATTGGAGGAAACGACATTTTACATATTGACACTCCTAAACGAACTACTACTGGAGGAACTCCACAAGACACGGATGGAATGTGGTACTCTAATTTTCTAATCGCAAAACAACTTTATGTTGATATCTTGGAAACTTTGCTATCTGTCGCTGATGTGCATTTTACCTTTAATCCATCTAATCACGATTACACACATGGATTCTTCTTGGCGGACGTTATTCAGACGTGGTTTAGAAACTGTGATAATATTACTTTCGATTGTTCTATTGCTCATAGGAAGGGATTTCTATATGGGAAGAATCTAATCGGAACTACTCACGGAGACGGAGCTAAAAACGAACACTTACCTTTGTTAATGGCAACTGAGTTTCCTCACGAATGGAGTTTAACTAAGCACAGGTATGTTTATACTCATCACGTTCACC